CCCCTGATAGCACAGATTCAAATGTACCAACTTTATTATTATAGTTACTCGTACTAGAGGTTCTATATGAAGACATTTATGCCCCCTATCCTACACGTTGAAGTCTTTTATTCTCGTCTACCTTAATTAATGCGCTTCCTACTACATGAATTCCTGGTTCCACTGTGTTCTCAGGATCTTTTATTATAAATTCCATAAAATCAACCTCATCTTTTCCTTCATTATTATTTAACCAGTTTGTAACTTCAGTTGTATTAGCTACTTTTACAATATCCGCTCCTCGCATAATGGCTAACGATGCTAATGATTTACCTGATGGCATAACATTATGTTTCAAGTAGTGTGCTTTCATATCCCCTTGCAGAGAATCCTCTTTTGCTGCTCTATCCAGAGCTTCCATTTGTTTGATTCTGTATGCATCAAGAAGGGCGTTTTTATCTTTGTTTAAATCTTTTTCAATCTCACCTTTAAGTATAAGAGTATCGATCGCATCTTTAGTTGCTTTAGGTTTATCATACATTTTACTAGCACCTTGGATAATTTTATTTATTAATTTTCCTGATTTAATATCGCCTTTAAAATCTTCGGATTCAGTCACGTGTTTACTTGCTTCAATTAAAGAATTGTAAGCGGCTTCTTGATTCATGCTTTTAATATCCATGATGTCTCTGTATTTTTGAATTTGTTCTTTTCTAAGCTGTGCAGCAGATACTGTTGGTATATTACCTGTGCCGTCACCACCTTTGCCATCACCCATCCCTGCGGCATGATGTTGTTTAACTTCTTCCGTAGTTGCAGGAGTTCCATCAGGCCATAGCCACGATCCACCAGCAAAAATTAATCCTCCAGTAGTTGCATAAGGTAAAGCTTTTTTAGTAGCCCACGCAGCACCACCAAATACAGGTTTAACACCTTTTTGCCAATACCATTGGTTGGTTCCTATTCCTGGACCAACAGTGGAACCAGGTTTAATAACACTGGTCGGTGTTTTTTTTACAAAGATACCTTGTAGATCTTTGGGGATTCCTTTTTCTTGTACTTTATAAGTGCTAGGTGGTTTTTTGAAAATGTTTTTAAATTTGTTCCATAGCGGAGCGACTTTCTGAGTTATAATTCCTTGTCCTGCACCGCCTGCCTTACCTACATTGGCTCCTTTAGATCCCCAGCCAAATATATTAAGTTTATGATGTTCTCTTCCACTTGTTTGTGGATAAACTGAATTACCTACAAGAGCAGCTTTCTTTACGGGCTCTTTGATACCTGACATGACACCTTCTTTAATAGGTCCACCGTATTTAAACATTGGTCTATGTAATGGTCTCATTATTTTTTCCTCATTGCTCTGCCAAATCCACGTTTAGCTCTGCCAACACCTCTGACTCTTCCACCATCTTTGAATAGGCCGGCTCCTCCGCCTACTCCTAGTGCTTCTAAAGCTTTTTCAAGTGCAAAGATTCCTGTGCCGCCACCTCCTATACTCCAAAACTTTGCTTTATCCCAAGCTTTTTTTCCAATGTTATCTTTTTTAGCCATAATTAATTACCCGAATATTTTTCCATACAATCCACCAAGACCTAATGCTGTGCTTAATGCAGTTTGCCATGGGTTAGATGAACCTGGTTGTTGATATTGTGCTGCAGACATACCACCTTGAAGACCTGTTAAAGTGTTACCAAAATTAGTTAGTCTTCCAAATGGTTCGTAGGCGGCTGTTTGTAATGCTTGTTGATCAGCTGATAACTGTGCCTGACCTAGTCCTTGACGCATTGCTCCCATAGTTCCTAGTGCAGAAATATCTTGACCCATACCAGCTCTTTGATAGTTACCTAATCCCATTTGATTTTGGGCCTGTCCTGCAAGAGCAGTGCCTAATCCTGATTGCATGTTAGCAATAGTGCCTATGTTACCAAAATTTCTTTGTGCAGCCTGCTGTGCGTTTTCATATCCTTGTTGTAACATTGATGCTTGTAATGCAGTTCTCCCTGTTAAAGTATCGGCATCATATTGACCTAACATTGCTCCTTCTCTACCACCACCAAAACCTCCAGCAGCCACAGCTGCATCTTTAATTTCTTGTTGACCAGCTAGTCTGGATTTGTCAAATTGTGCTAAGGATGTGTCAATAACTTGTTGTTGATAAGGAGACATATAAGGTTGGTAAGCTTGTGCTCCAGTTAATCCTTGTAAACCTCCTACCGTTGATGCTGCCGCCCCTAATTGCCCAGCGCTTGCAGCCTGTGCAGCCTGTGCCGCTTGTAAATATGGTGTATATGATCCAACACCTTGTTGTGCCATACCAATTGCTTGGGTCTGTAAAGGATCTTCGCCGGCAACAAATTGTCTTCCTGTAAATTTACTTGTGTCGATTGGTACTTGATATGCCGCGGTTGCCTGCGTGGCGTAATCTTTTACTATATCATCTAAATAACTTGCCATTATATTACTCTCGATTCTAACATTTGTTGTTGATCATACATTGCTTGTGCTCCTTCAAGTCCTTGTGACTCTTCAGAAATTTCTCCGCCGGCTTCTAGGTTATCCATCATGTTCTGCATAACTTCTGATCCGGCATCAATGTCTCCACCGCCTGCAGCTCTAACTGCATCTGCTGTGAAAACGAATTCGTTTTTACTTAATCTAGCTGGTACATCATCTGCTCGTTCTTTTCCACCTAAATCAACGAAGCCACCAGTCTCTCTATAATCTTTTTCTTTTCCGCCTAGGTCAATCATTTCTTCTGCTACTTCAGTTTCCATAATTCCTCCATCTTGTTTACGTCGTCTTTTGTACATATCCATAGCTTTATATGGATTATAATTATATTCATCTTCATCATCGTCCATGAATCCACCATTTAATGCACCCGCTCTTCCGCCTTTAGCAAGTTGTAAAGTCTTGATAAGTTTCTCACCTTCTCTATTCTTCCATCCTGCTACTTCGCTTGGCTTATATCCTTGATTTATTAAAAGTTGATCTTCCATAAAAGTATAAGGTGATCCGTGTTCTGCAGTAGCATATAAATCACTAAGTTCATCCTCGTCAGTAGTTGTATTTTTTGTTGTAATTAAATCTTTAAGATACATATCCTGTACGTCGGTTCGAATCTCATTAAGTGCAGGATTTAAATCTTTTATAATTTGGTTGCTATCTACAATGTTTTCGGTTGGGCCTTCGTCACCAGTAACTGTTGTATGATCTGATAAATAACCTTCGTCAGTTCTTCCTACTCCAGGTGACCATGCGCCACCGTCTTGAAATCCTATTCTTCCTCCATCAGCAGCCATAGCTACTTCTTGTGGTTGTTCCATACCGCCGCCTTGCTGCTGTTGCTGTGCTTGCATGATTGCTTGTACGAATTGTTTGAAAGTTAATGTGCCACCTTGATTTTTATATTTTACAAATTCTGCCATTAGCATTTGTTGTAGTTGTTCGTCTCCTGCACCACCACCATCTAACAAACCAACTCTTCCACCACTAGCTGCTGTATAAAAATTTGGTTGCACGAATTGTTTACCTGGCATGAAATTTAAACCTGCGTCTGGGACACTGTAATGGGCTATAGCTCTTCGCTTTATTTCAGCTGGATCTAACATATCGATAGACTCTTCTTCTTCATCATCCCCACCAAATAAAAGAGGTGCGAGCATTGATGCTCCACTTGCTAGTCCGAACGCATGCTTGCCGCTGAATTTGCCAGCTTCTCCAAAAGCACCTGACCATGGGTTTAAAAATCTTCCTAGACCTTTGGTCCAAAAACCTCCACCTCCAGCAGGAGTTCCCCCCATACCTCTAGTCAACATAGCTGGCATCTTAGCTGCACCAAATTTACTAGTTAAAGCACCAAGTCCAGTTTTCCATCCAGCAAGACCTTTTCCTGCGCCCCATAAGGCAGGTGCAAAATACGCACCCCCTGCCAACAGAGCCATTTTACCTAGGGGACTTTTAGCAACTTTTTTAATGCCACGAACAGCTTTCTTAACAAGCTTACCTAGACCATAATTTTGTCTTGGGTCCCGTAGACTTCCTAAGCCTCCTTGTATTTGTAGTGGTTGTTGCATGTTTGAAATAGCCATAATTTAACCTTAATTGTTGGTTTTACTTTGTTTCTGCTAACAAATCAAGAGGGGGCATGATAACTTTTACGTCTTGAGCCATCTCTTCATTCTTAAAACCCTTTACTTCCCAGTCTTTTCTTTCCTTAAAAATCTCTCCAGTTTCTTTGTGTCTATAACTTGTTTCTACTTTCGTAGGTTTTACTGTTTTCATTAGTCTAGTCTCTCCTTTTGTATATTTAAATAACTAATCGTGATGTCTACTCCATCGCTTACAGTTCCGGCTGTGGTATAAGAAAGAACTGTATCACCTTCCACCACCATTGGATTGCTTAGAATCTCTACGCTGGTAGCGGCTACTAAAGTTTGAGTATTAATAACTTGAAAACCATTGTTGGTAATCGTAATGGTTGGAGTATTAGATGCTGACTTATTAGTCACATGTAAAGATTTTACAATATAGGTCTCATTAATCAAAGGGTTTTGAGTAGCCACTCCAGTTACCGGGGGTACCAAAGTAGTTCCAAAGAATTTAATAGGACCTTCGGCTGATGTGCTGGTTACTCCATACATTTTATACTGATTTACTACTGCCATTATTCTAAAAAGAAACTTTTAGCTTCTATCTCTTGTTTCATTTCTTGTTGAAAGGATGTATTTAATTTTGCTATCACTGAGTCCAGATCCCTTACTAAAGATTGGAATGTTTTTTCTTCGTACTCTTTAGTTGCCCTTGTTAATGATTGTACTATCTTTGCCATTATAAAATACTTGCCAGTCCCCCTAAATTTAAATAGACCCTTCCACCTTTTCTGAAATCTTTGGCTATTTGAAGCATAAGATTCTTATTCTCTGGTTGGTAATTAATGTCGTAGTTCCAATCACCTATGTTATTGGCATATCCTAGATCACTTACATTTTTATATGGGTCTATGTTTGCATAGAAATTATTCAAATTTACATTTGTACCAATAACTCCTTCGTCAGTAAAATCGGTAGTCAAATTATATTTATCATTACCAACACCTAAACTGCCGTCAATATTAATTAGGTCTTCTTCGGTTGGATAAATATTTCCCTTTATTCTAGCCAGAGTTGTAGGGTTTAAATCAAAAGGTACACCAAACCCCTGACCCTCAAAATCTTTAACATCAAATCTAGTATCCTGTCCGTATACCAAAGAAGGTTCTATATCTACAGTTTCAGTAGTGTCAGTCTCGATCTCAGTTGGTCGGTCGATATAACCTTCGGCCGTTCTTCCTACTCCAGGACTCCATGTTCCTCCATCTTTAAGTCCTACTCTTCCGCCGTCTGCTTTTGACCATGGGCCATACCCACCACTCATAGGTCCAGCAGCATAGCTGCCTGAAGTTCCTGCACCTGTATATCCTCCACTACCACCACCATGCATATCCTCAAATTCCTCTGATGTGTGACGATCATCGACCTTTTGAAGTGTTTTGTTCACAAGGTCAATCGTGTCATCTGTACCTTCCATCGCCTCCTTTAGCATGCTGTTTATACGAAGGGTACTTCCATCTACACCCATCCCCGCATCATCTGTATCTTGGATAAGATTCGCTTTGATAATTTTTTCTTTTTGCTGATTCTGGTAATCCGCTAATGCGTTAGCTTCATCTTCTTCGTCGCTACCCTCATATTTATATATAGATGTTGGAACTTTATAATCTACTTCACCTATTCCTGAATATTCATCATGGTCTCCAGATCCTTTTATTCCTAACTTTTCATTTCCAAAAGCAATATCAGCTGCGTCTTGTTCTTTTTTAATTTGTTCCTCTCTTAGAAATCCAGGGTCACCAATTTCTTCTTTAATTTTGTTTAATTCTTCAAGTTGTGATGTTCTATTCTGGAGTTTTGCCAGATTCATTTCGTTCATTTGTGCCCAGGTTTTTCCATATTGATTTATGGAATCCAAGCTTCCCCATTGATCAATATATCTTGCTTGTGAATTTCTAACATGAGCATTTAACTTATGCACATCTTTGGCAATTTTTTCTGGATAATTACCCCATCCTGATGTTATATTTGTTCCCCATACATCTTGACCACCTAAATTCTTTCCAAACACAGTGTCGCCCTTGTATCCCTTTTGTGATTGAACAAAAATTTGTTCAGCAGGAGTCATCTTATAATAAGAATTTGGTAGCATTCTTCCAATCACCGCACCAATGCCTAATGGAATTCCCGCCGTCTTTCTTGTGTCTCGAGGATCTTCAACTGAATAGTTTCCTATAGACGTTTCATCACCTGCATCAATTTCATATGGTGGAGCATTTTTAGACAGGTAATATGCGATAGCATCTCTCTTCATATCCTCAACAGGACGTTGACCACCACCAGTAAGTTCATTAAAAAAACTTGTTATTTTATTTGGATTTTCTAAACGTCTCTGCCTGTCTGCTAGGGCTTGAGTGTAGGCAGCAAGTAAACCACTAGTATTAGCCATTATCTTCTTCCTCCTGGATGTACATCTAATCTAAACGTACCTAATTTCCAATCTTCTGCTGCAGCTGTGTTAGCAACCTCTAAAGCAATTTGTCTAGCTCTTATTCTAACGTTTTTTTGAGTTGTAGTACTATCACAACTAAAAGTATTGGTTACTTGAGAGCTGTTTGGATAAATTTTTGTTTTAAATTTAACAGCAGTATTGCCTGTTTGTGAAATAAAATCTGGTATAAATCTACTAATTCTCATTATAAATTCGCCATCTCCTCTTAGATCAGGCATTCCTACGGTCTGACCTGTTTGAGAACTTCTCCTTTGTGTGATATCGAAATCACCCGAAGTAATCGACCCTATTACAGCGGTAATTATTCCCCCTGTAGTTACTTGATCGGTCCCTGTTTCCTGTTCAAAGTATACAGTAGTTCCGTCAGTATTACCAGTAACATCGAAGGAAGCATTATCGTCCGGGTTAAAGTATGTTGCATGAGGTTTACTAAATACAGATGAATCTCGCCATGCTGCTCGGGGTAAAGTACCTGTAGTCCATATAGGTCTTTTTGATGTTGAGTCTAGATAGTTATAAGTAACTACCCTATCGGCTACATCCGAGCCAGACGTACAATAAAACCAGCTTATTTCTCCAAAGAGATTGTTTAAACCACAGTTAACAATGTCTCTTGCAGTAATATTAATATCTTCATATACATAATCTTCTACCAAACATGGCATTGATCTTAACTGACCATCGTATGCAAAGAATCCATTTTCAGACATCCAATAGGCAGTACCATCAACCTCTATATTAGCATTTTTACCAAGCAATCCACAGTTAGTTCCTACTTGTTGAAATGAGAAGGTAAATGGAGCACCAACAAATTGCATAAGAAATAATGCTGTATCGGTCCAAACATATATGGCATCCCTACCTCTGATAGCCCCCATAATTTTAGAGCCATCGGCAAGTCTTTGAGTGCCTGCTGTATTGGTAGCGGTTACTGTATAAGATTCTGATTGATCAATACTTTCCTGATCGGAGAAACGAATAAACATATCATCTTGAGTATCGGTATCTCCAACAGTTGTTTCTGTTCCAAAAAATACTAAGTGTCTGTCAGGTGTTGATACTAACACATGACGGGATGCAGTAGGTGCATTGGGTAATACTGTTGCTCGAATAGAAGTTGCATTGGATGGAGCCGAGTCCCATTCAAAACATTTTCCATTATAAATAAGTGCTATTAATTTTGTTGCATAGTTATCTAATACCCATAATCCTGGAGCAATTGTAATGTCTGAAGAAGAAGATCCTCCCCAATCTACATAGTCTGTAATATTCGTAACTGCTGCTCCGGACAAATGAGCTGCTCTTGTGGTGTAGTTGACCGCACGGGCTCCTCCAGTTAATGTGTTTGTTGATGTATCGTTAGCACCATAACTAATATCTTCTGTTCCAACTCTTATTTCACCTGACGATGGAAAGGCAGACGAATCTGTTAGAACGATAGTTGTAACTGCAGCATCGTCTGCAAGACCGCTCGCTAAAGTAGTTGTTGCGGGTCCTGCAGCAGTACCGCCCCATAATCCTGTACCAAAACCATATCCACCTAATTGTTGAGAAGGACCGACAGTGTAATATAAACTAACAGCTCCAGATCCGGCATTAGTTATAGGCGTCCCTACTTCTGTAGTCGTCATTGTAATAGTAAAGGTGGTGGCTGATGGAATAGTGATCACCATAAATTTCTGATCTTGAAAGCTGGCGTTAGTAAATGTTGATCCGGATAATCCTGTTACCACACCAAATAAAACAACATCACTTTCTACTAAACCATGAGCAGTGGTTGTTGTAACAGTAACAGTGGCAGATGAAGCGGTACTGGTAAAATCAGCACCGGTTAAAGTGGCTCTAATAGGGTGAATATCGTAGTATGCTCCCCCTGAATAAACATATAAAATTTTATTGGTTCCTATCGCAGCGTAGGTAACACCAGCACCATTGTCCCAATGATGAAGTGCTCTACCGGCTCCTGTAAGTTTATCTTCCCCTAATTGAGACCAACCCCCTATCTTTTCGGGTGTCCCATATCTAAACC